TCTCGACCACCCATCCCGCGAGCCTTCTCCACTAGCTCCAGGTAGGCTCTCCTGCGCTCTTTTTTCATCCGCAACACAAACTGAGCCTCGCAAAACAACACATATGCCCTGGAGTGCAGACCGACTATCGTTCCGTCTGGTAAATGCTTGGCAACTGCATGATCGTGTCTCTCTCCACACGCATCGCAGACAAGGATTCCGTCCAGGTCAAGCCTCGTTCCGTCGCCCATGCAATCACCTGCTCCACATACTCCGAGAATGCCGCGGTCGTCATCCCTGTCGTTGTCGGCTCCAGTTCGACCATCTGCCCACCTGGAAGCTCTTTCATCCGTCCAGGAAGCAACAGAGTCTTGAAGTAGGTGTGCCATGTATCAGGATGATAAGTTTGACCACCCGGCATGACCTGCTCACTGATCGCTTGCAAGACTGCCCAATAGAGCGAGTTCTGAGCGGTTGAACGGTTAGGTTTGGAGATCGACACCACCCAACCCGGTTTCGCGGCTTGTACGGCCTCTAAAGCCCTCCTACGGGCGTCCTCGTTTGTCAGTGGTATCAGCATAGTTCCTCCACCTTGCACTGCCACCTGTTGCCTTCCTTGTGCCAGCCATGAATCTGGACTCTCCACCCTGCGCGAACCATCTCAGGGTAGGCATCAGAGTCCTGGATTTTGTGTCTGCGGCTGCTCATGTTGGACTTGCTGGTGACCTGCACTGCAATGGTTTCACCAGCACCGATGGCCAGGATGTCTATGCAGCCAAACAGGTCATGCTTGCGCTTGGTGAACCCGTTGTAATGCTCGACGATTGCGACCTTGTACCCGTCACCCTCCAGCAGCCACTTAGACCTAGCTGTCAGGGTGGTCACTTGAACCCCGCAAATTGATCGACAGTGTTGAAAAACCCCGGAACAAGCCACTCTTTGCGAACCTTGCCACCAGTCAACTCCTCGATCTGGATCGCCCTGGGCAGCGGGACTTTGCCAGCTTTCCTCCATGAGTACAGGTTCTGACGGTGGAGCTTGAGAGCAAGACAGAGCTTGCCCTTGCCGCCAAGGATGGCAGCAGCGTAGTCGAGAGCGTTAGAGACATTCATTGTGTTACCTCCTGACCACATTACACCACATTGCTAATCGCTTGACAAGCACAACAGACTGCCTTACACTGGCTTCACCTTCAACAAGGAGCACAACATGGAAAACGATCAAGACCGTTGGGAGTATGAGGTTCAGCGCCACCAGGAGTCGGAAGAACTCAAGAGCAAGGTGATCGATGCTCTGCTGTGGGCTATCTCGTTCTCGCTGCTGATGCTGTTGTTCTGGCTTGCACTGGCAGCATGATCAACGACCCTAACTTCGTCTGGCGTAGCAGCGCAGCAACAGACGTAACAATCACATGGCGCAAGTTTGGTTGGACACCCATCTCAGAAAGGACAGACCATGAAGCAGATCGCATCCGCGCTCGTCAAAGCACAGCGCGAGTTTGGGCCAGCGTTGAAGACTTCCAGAAACCCTCACTTCAAGAGCAAGTACGCTGACCTTTCAGCGGTAGTCGAGGCTGTCATTGACGGTCTGAACAACAACGGGATCGCTCTGATCCAGCAGACGCATGAGTGCGAGTCTGGTGTCATCGTAGAGACATTGTTGATACATGAGTCCGGTGAGCAGATCAGCGGAGGTCGGCTCCACGTTCCTGCAAGCAAGCAGGATGCTCAGGGATACGGGTCTGCGCTGACCTATGCTCGTCGCTACAGCCTGATGGCAACCACCGGCATCGCTCCAGAGGATGATGACGGTAACGCTGCCAGCAAACGTGAGACGCTGAATCCTGATGTGATTGCTCAGATCATCCTCAACACTCAGACGATGGATGACCTCAAGTCCTGCTATGCAAAAGCCTTCAAGCAGTTCCAGGGTGATCAGGCTGCTCTGGCAGTGATTGAAGAAGCAAAGAACAAGCGTAAGGCTGAACTGATGGAGATCAAGTGATGAACCTACATATCCACAAAGTGATTTCTGTTGAGATTGATGCGATTGACACGCAAACAATTCCATCCGGGAAATACTCAACACGGAAGATCGTCGTCAAAACAACAAATGGACTTGAATTTGAACTAGTGCTTTTTGCAGAACTTCCGCAACACTTGGACGTAACGTCAGTCGAGCCTTACGATGAAGAACAGTCGCTCGACTACTTCAATCGCTATATGGCCGGAGATCGATGATGAACCCAAGGAAAGCGTTTTTCGACCGGTCAATCGCTGTTTTGGATTCGCTTGGATGCAAGTACAAAATCCAATCTGAATGGGGGGAATTTGGCACTCTTGAACTTGCAGCACCAAAAAAGACTCGCAACCAGTATCGTCCTAGAGGCTATCTAGACAGCATTTTTAGTCCAATGTTCGATGGCATGAATGTCGGAGATGTTGTGATTGTCAGATACGAACCGCTTAAAAAACTCAACGTATTCCAGTCGATTCAAGAAGCCGGAAAAACACTGCATAAATGGTTCTGTCGGCAGTATGGCACTGGGTCTGTCACATATCACACCAACAAAAAAGATCAGTCAATTGAAGTCATGAGGTTGAAATGATGGAACAGCGCAGCCCAGAATGGTTCGCTGCGCGTCTCGGGTCAGTCACCGCATCCAGGGTATCGGATGCTCTGGCTGGCCCAGACACCGCGGCAAGACGCAACTACCTCGTCCAGCTTGTCACAGAGCGTCTGACAGGCATACAACAGGAATCTTTCACAAACGCAGCAATGCAATGGGGGATAGAGACTGAGCCGTTTGCAAAGGTCATCTATCAAGCAAGCCTGAAAGGAGATGCGTTTGTTTCAGATGCTCCGTTTGTCAAGCATCCAACAATTGAATGGTTTGGCGCATCACCGGACGGGTATGTCGAGGACGGACTGCTAGAGATCAAGTGTCCTAATAGCACGACACACATCGACTACCTTATGGCTGGCAAAGTTCCAACCAAGTACCACAAGCAGATGCTGGCTCAGTTAGCTTGCACAGGCAGGGAATGGGTGGACTTTGTGTCGTTCGATCCTAGAGTTCCAAATCACCTACAGTTGTTTGTCGTGCGATTCCAACCCAAGAAAGAGGAGATACAGAAGCTGGAAGAAGGAGTGCAGAAGTTCTTGGATGAAGTCAACAAAGCAATGGAGGCTCTCAATGCCCGTCAAGTTTGATGTTGTTGCCGCGACTGGAACCTATACCGCCAAAGACGGTTCCGAGAAGAAAACCTGGATGAAGATCGGATCAGTCATCCAGACACAGAAAGGTCTGAGTCTCAAGCTCAACGCTGTCCCGGTTGGTTGGGATGGTTGGGCTATGCTGGCAGAGCCGAAAGAAGCACCGAAACCCAAGGCAGACTACGATGACGATCCACCCTTCTGATCCAGACTGCCAGACACCAGAGCAATCCCTAGAGCTTGCTTTGGTGTTGGATCAGGCTGAAATTTATCTGTGCAACAAATGCAACTGCTATCACATCCGAGCAATCACGGATGCAGCATCAGCAACGCTTGCCGACGAACATCAGTGACACGGCGCTCCCAACCTCGACCGAATGTGTCCCAGGTTGGGAGTTCCTGCAAGAACTTCAGCCGCGCAGCACAGTAAGCATCAATGACCTGACGCGCATCAGCAGCGTTTATAGCCTTCATTGTGACCGGCCCGATAGCTCCATCAGGCGTGACACCAATCGCCTCCTGTAGGAACTTTGCAGCCCTCCCAGGCCCACTGTTGATCGCAGTGTCAAACACACAGTAGTCGATCCCGGTCGGAAGATCGTCACCCTTCACCGCATCCCAATATTTCTGTCGGTAGAGCGGCATGACATCAGCAGGTGACAGGTTTCTCATGTCTTCTGCGCTGACAGGATGACCACACCACTTCTCCCAGGTTGCCTTTGTGCATCCAAGGTTAGTGATCCCACCAGGATCTTTCGGGTGGTCAACGTATCCACCCTCATGATGCAGCACAAAATCCAGACACTGCGGAAAGTTTCCCTTCACTTCTTAGCCCTCATGTCAATGATTTTTTCCAGAGTCCTGCCGCCGAAATAGAAGCTCATAATCAGCATTCCCCACTGACCAAGAAGCTCGACATAGTTCTGATTGGTGTCTTTGCCAAACGCAGACATCATGGCAAACGTAAAGTAACCAGCAAGGATGAAGATCAGCGTCATCGGTCGGATATTCTTGGACAGCCATGAGTCGCTGCCCATATCGGCCTTTAGCCGTTCTGTCAGATTATTCTGCTCTGCCTTGAACAACTCGGTTTCGTTAGCCATTTTAGCTAACTCACCGTTTTGCTGCATCAGCGCAAGCTCTGCTTGAGCTTTGGCTTTAGCCTCTGGATCGGGGATCACCTTATCAAGGATCTTCCCTGCAAACGGTAGCAAAGCACTAATCGCTGGCAGCATTGCGTTTCTCCAGTGCTGATGACAAAGATTTCCGGCCTACAACACCACCAATCGCGCCGATACACAACAACATAATATCTTTCAGGATAGCGAGGAATGCTTCATCAATTGGACTGATCCTCTCCATGTCATGCTCGACAAACAGCACACCACCAAGGATCGTCAGCACAGAAACAACAAGGATGCCGGTCAGTGACAGAGTGATAACTGCCCAGACTCTGACCTCGATTTCTTCGTTGGTCATTCCATTTTCTCAACGATGAATGCAATCATGTGATAAATGATGATGCCGCCCATCGCTAAAGCAATGCTGATGAAAATACCATCTGCACTCATGCGGATCAGTTTCTTGCGTCTACGAATCTGCTCGTAGATCATCTTTTCACGCTTTTCTTTTATACCTCGGCGCATCATGATGAACTCGTTATACCCTTCTTTTCCGAGCCACCACAGTTCACCCAGAGTGAACATATGCCGGATCTCTTCCTCCATCTGCTGGATCTTGATCTTGGCAGCATAGGTGTCGAAGGCTTCAGCAGTCGCTGATTTCTTCCACACCAGTTTCTTGAAGATCGGAGGAGGCTTGTTTGCATTCTCCTCCTCTGTCCTGATCCACTCTTGCAGATCAGCAACAGCACCAGCCCATTTTCCTAACTGACCAAATACATCTTCAGCTTCCCTGCCAATCTCAACTGCTTTTTTAAGACCGTTGAAAACCGCAGTTGCTGTGGCCAGCAGGGTAACTGGATCAAGCATTACCTCACCCAATTATCCCAGGCTGTTTTCATAACCAGCAGAGCAGCGCCGATACCTGCAAGCCACTTCATAAACGCTACAAGCGTTTGAGCGGTTCTCCAGGCTTCTGCAAGGTCTTTGATACTGTCGTTGAGACTGTCAACCTTCTGCTCAAGTTTCTCAACGTGAGCGCGGAGTTGCTCGACTTCGCTCATGCTGTCCTCTTCCACATATAAACCGTAATGTACGGCTGATAGTTGGCATTAGTACCGGACGAACCAGTGCTACCGGTCGTACCAGACACCGAGTGCGTATGATCGCCTGAAGCGTTACCAGTTGCAAAGGTATGCGTATGAGCGCCAGCAGAGTTAATGCCATCAGTAATCGTACCAGTCGAGCCAGGGATTCGACCTTCAAAGAAATACTGGTTGCCGCCAGTTGAAGTGGCGAAAGTGGCAGAGTGTGTATGCGTACCAGCAGAATCAGTCGTTCCTGAATGCGTATGCGTTGCGCTCTGGCCGCTAGATGTCGCGCTAAACGAATGCGTGTGACTGACAACGATTGCATCAGCACTACCACCCGTTTCTTCCGCTGAGTCAAATAGCGGATTAGACGCATTAAATCCAACAGGAACACGGCCAGCACCAAACGCAGTCCATGTGCCAAAACCAAGCAAAGAAGCAGGATTTGTGCTGTTTGTGGCGTTGATGTAGATCGACCCAACGGGGTAAATATTTGCCAGCAATGCAGCAGAAATTGCAGCAGTAACAAACGCAGTCGTTGCGACCGTAGTGTTGTTGGTTCCAGCAACTTGAGTCGCAGCAGTTGGTGACGCAGCAGTCAGATTCCCATCAACGTTTCCAGTGACATTTCCAGTGACATTGCCAGTGACATTGCCAACAAATCCAGCACTGGTAAACCGACCGACAGCAGATCCACCAGCAGCAACACCCAACTCGTTTGCAGTGACTCGATACAAACCAGTGTCTGTATCACCGTTGAACGTCCAAGATGGCGCAGCAGCGGTTCCTGCTGGAGCAATGTAGATGTCTTGAGCGCCAGACTGCCATTCCTTCAGGTCTGACATCAGCGTCCGAATAGCATTGTTGATCCCAGACGGAGCGCAGCCTTCAGCAATGTTAATGCTGTTGATGTCTGTGTTGAGGTCTGGATTAGTGTCGAACTCGCTGATCTTAGTCTTTGCCATGATTACTCCATCTCATCCATGAGACGCTGGAAACTCTGTACGCCAATTGCAATTTTCCGCTTGTCTTTGCCAGCAAGAGCCATTCGCTCAAGCTGCTTAACACCATCAGGACTGGTAATTGCAAGCGCAAGTTTTTCCATGTCCCTGCGATTTAAGATCGAATCAGTAAGACTTGAGATTGATTCAAGAGGCTTGCCAAGTCGTTTGGTAATGCTTTGAGTCGACTCAAACAACTGTTGACGCTCAGCAGTCGGTGAACCGGCTGGAACGCGCTCTGCCTGAGTACGCAATGCACGAATCAGGTTGTCCATCCCATCTCGTGCGTTAGTACCGTATGCAGTCCCAATTGCAGCAAGCAAGTTTTGACGCTGTGTTTCGTTGCCAAACACAGATTCTGCATATCTTGCACCACCACGCAAGTCTCTGCGAGCAGTAGCAGGAATGAGATCAAGCTGACTCTTGAGATAGTTAGCAACAAACTCTTGCGCCAGCATTGGATCTGAAACCTTTAGAGCATTGACGGTATCAGATACTTTTGCAGGAATGATGTTCAATTCTATTGCATTGTTTGCAAAGACTTGACCATACTGCTGTGCTGTATTGCTTGTCTCAGCCAATCTTGCGATTGGGCTTGCTTGAATTGGCTCTTCAATAGCAGTACGAAGATTCCTGTACTGCGTCAAGGCTTGTTGGTATTGACCTCCAAGCGAAGCATCAACAGCGTTTTTAAGATCATCGTATGCTTTATTAAGCACACTTGCCTTTTCACGCTCTCCGCTGATGTTGTACTTATTTGCGCGCTCTCTTAGTTCTTTACGAACAACCTCCAAGAAACCAACAGAAGTCTCTGGCAATCCTTTAGTCTGCTCTTTCCAAACATCAAGACCTTTTACTCGATTGTAAGCAGACCTAACAACCTCGTTTTGCATCAAAGCACTGAAATCTGCTCGTGGAATTGTAAGGCTTTCAATCTGTTGAAATGCTGGGCCACCAATCCTTGAAACTTGACTGCCAGCAGCGCGTTCAGCAGCCTCCGCTGCTCTCTGTACTTCAATGCCCATTGTTTCACGCGCTTGCTGCGGAAACATCTGCTCAATCTGCCTAGCGGTTTGTGCTTCTCGACCAGCAAGAAACTCACCCATGACTGGAGCACCAGTCGGAGATGTTTCAATCTGCCGCTGAATCTGCGGGAGTTTGGTAATACCGCCAGTAATTAAACCGCGAGTCTCTCCAGTTGCTCTCTGCAAAGCCTCAAGCGCAGTAACAGGCGTTGGAGCCTGTTGCATAATCTCTTCAGCAATGGCTTTCTCGGCAGGTGTAACTTGGGCCATCTGTTCAGAGATACGGGCTTGAATTGGGCTTCTGATGGCCATAGGCGCTGCTGCCAAAGGAGCAGCAATACCACCTACTGCGCGAGCCGTAGGCTCTTGTGCAGTGCCTCTAAACGGGATTGCAGCAACTTCCTCACCAACAGCAGAGAGCGCAGCAGGAATGGTTGCGCCAGGAACAGGTGCTGATACAAGGTTTCTAATGAAATTCTGCAAGGTTTGGCCAGGGATGGTTTCTGCCTTGGCCATCGGAACTCCAGCGCGTCTGACGCTTTGCTGGATCTGTTCTGGAGTTGGCGCATAAGACAGGAGATCAAGCCTTTTTGCTTCTTCTGGAACCGTTGGAACAGGAACACCAAGGATTCGCGCAATAAGCGGATCAAGTTTGCTCTCAACAGCACTAACTCCTGCCTTGAACAAACCAGGAAGACCAAGGATTGACGAAACACCCGCGACAATAGGCTCGTTGACCTTTGAAACGATACCTGCGCGCTCTAATCCTTCGCTTTTTAGAACCTGATCAATGTAAGAATCTGTAGCATCTTCATTGAACAATGCAGTCGTTCCATCAGTTAACCTGACTTGCTTTGCCATGACTGTCACCTGTTACGGAAATCGCGCACACCAGGAGTCGTCGTCGTCGCCGGTTGGTTTCTAACAGCAACGGCTTGACGAATTTTGTCCCTAAAATCATCAGTCATCAGTGGCCCAAGCGACTCATCGTACCTAGCCATCTCTTCTTCTGAGTACTTCTGTTGAGCAGCAAGTTTTCTTGCGTAATCAGACAGTTTTGCAGATCTTTGGGCAGAAAGTTTGGCAAATTCTGCCATCATCTCTCGACCTTGTTCTGTCACAGACAGGCTTGGGACAGCTTGCAAGAACGCACTAAATTCAATGTTAGATGTTGCCCCAGATCCTGGGGCACGAACACCAACAGCAGCCCTAGTTGCTAGTGATTGTGCAAGCGCATTCGCATCAGCAAGCTCAGACGAAATACCAAGACGCTGTTGAATATCAGCGGCAAGTTTTACAGTTCCACCGCCACCCATGCCTTTAAGCAGTGTGTTGACTGTGTTAGCCGTGGTTGCAAATTCTCGCGCAGCTTTTGCGGCATCAGAGAAGTCAGCAACACGCTTTAGATCAACTTCTTTGAACAAGGATTCTTGTACTTGTTGCGGAAGATTGACTTGTACTGCCTTCAGTCTTGCTTGATTGGCTGCGTATTGCTCAAACGGAACAGGAGTACCTCCTTGGCTAAGCGTCTCCTGTTTGTAATACTCATAATTTCTGATGTCTGAACTGCTTCTGCCAGATAGCGTCTCTTCCATCTTTGCAAGAGACTCAATGCGTTTGTTGACAGTATCCTCGTCCATCATCCCAGTTCTATAAGACTGGGCAAATTGATTGGCAGCAGCTTTAATTGCAGGGCTTTCAGACTGAGCAAAGAATGCAAACGGATTGTCTTGGCGACCACCACCAAGCATCATCTGCGTTCTACGCAATCCAGGAACTAATTCTGTCACAGCCTTAATAGTTGATAGTGGGTCTTGTGACAGCGATGCAACCCGCTGCAAGGTTTGCATATTCAACAAAGGCTGATCCAGCGTTCCTGCCTCGGCAGATCGAATCAACCCTGCCAACGGATCTTGACCTTGCGCTCCAGTTGTAAGAGCTTGCTGGCGTTCAGTGGTAAACAATTGAGGCACAAGTTCTCGGAATGCTCGCTGCTGCTGTTGCTGGCGCTGCATTTCCTGCATTTTAAGAGCCATTTGCTGGCCCTGGATCTGCTCCGACAGCGCACCCCTGTACGCCTGTTGGCCAGCCTGGAGTCCAGCACCGATAGCCTGACCGATGTTGGTTCGCTGTCGGCTAGGCCCACCGGCTTGCAACAGACCAGCAGCAAGACCTAGCAGACCCTGCTGTCGAGCCTGTTGAAGTGCAATCTGCGACTCATCTCCGAGCAACCCAGAGACATACTGAGGTTGCGGAAACAGTCGATCAAGGATTCCATCCATCATTCACCTCACAGCAGAGACAGTCTGCGCGATTCAATCGGCTCAAGGTCTTGCAGGAATGGCACAGGTGGCAATCCAAACCTGCTTTGCATGGTCATCATCCTGCGATCCATCGGGATAGTGTCGAACATTCCAGCATCGATAGCGCGGATCTGATCGAGTGTGATCGGAACCTGCTGACCAGGACGCAGCGGCATAGCCTGTGCAACCGGAGGTTTAGGTTGCAACGCTCCAGCCAACTGAGCGCCAGCCATGAGGCTTTGCGGAGTCGTTGCTTTGGACATAAATCCAGCCAGAGGTGACGCAGGAGCAGCAGCCAGTTGAGTCTCTAGCGCCATGCCAGGGATGAAAGTTCCTCCAGCAGCAGCACCAGTACCTGCGGCAGTTCCGGCAGCAGTACCAGCAGCACCACCGCCCATGAGAGCAGGAGCAACAGCACCACCACCGAAACCAAGAGTCGCTCCAATGAGCGCGCCTTTGACCGGATCTTTCTTATTAGTGGCAGCACCAGCGACAGCCCCGATAGCGGCAAGAGTTACGGGATCAGCCATGATTACCTCGCAGGAGCCTGTTGCGGTTGATTGAATGCAGACACCAGCGCAGCACCACCAAGCAAACTGGCAGCAGGGTTAGTGTAGGACGGTGCGGCTTGTTGAGCACCTTGCGGAAACCCTGACAAAAATGCGCTGTATTGCGACAGAGCACGATAAGGAGCTTCCTGCTGGAAGTTGTATCGATTGATAGCGTCTTGCAGAACCTGACGCTGATACTGCTCTTGGAGTTGACCGGCTTGCAAAAGCTTCTGAGCACCAGCGTAATCCTGTTCAGCAAGTGCCGGAGCGATATTAGCTGCCTGAAGCTGAATGCCAGCAGCACCCTGAGCAGCACCAGTCAGACCCTGTGCAGCTTGGAGTTGCGTGGACAGACCTTGATACTGACCCTGACCGATGCCAGCAGCAGCAGCAAGCTGGTTAATGAGAGCTTGCTGTTGAGCCTGTTGCTGACGGTTAAGAGCTTGCTCTTGGAACTGCCGTTCAGCTTGATACCCCTGGAAAGCAAGACGCTCACCAAGACCAGACAGGTTGGAAGCAAGAGACTCAGCAGCGCCAGCCTGAAGTTGACCC